GCAAGATCTGCAGGTCAAATGAAGAAATTTCCTAAAGCAGCAAAAGATCCTAACAGTCGTTTACGACAAGCTAGAAAGAGATGGAAATGCTAGAGAAGAAGGCAATAATTGCTGTTACTGTAGCCGCGTTAGGGATTATAGGTACTATTTCCTATAGTTGGGCAGCTTGGGCTACTGAAACTCTTATTGCAGTCGATAAAAGAACTGAGGTTATGGCTGCTCAAATAGATTTTATAAAAGTTGAAATGGAGAGAACTTATGGCAATGTCCAGAGGTCAAATGAGCAAGCAAGTTACCAAGCCCGGTGGTAAGCTTAGAGGCGTACCAAAAGGTTTAACTTACTTTAAAAAGGGTGGCGCAGCTTCAAAAAAATCTAAAGGTAGTAAAATTTGTCCTGCTGGTAAGGCGTGGGCTATGCGTACTTTTGATACATATCCATCAGCGTATGCAAACATGGCAGCATCTAAGTATTGTAAAGATCCTAATTATGCCAAAGGTGCTAAAGGTAAGAAAAAGAAGAAGAAATAATGGGTGCGCTTAAAAAATGGGTCAAGCAAGATTGGGTTCGGATTGGCACAGACGGAAAGATAAAAGGTAAATGCGGCACTTCTAAAAATAAAAAGAATCCAGACAGATGTTTGCCTAGAAGCAAAGCACAAAGTCTTTCTAAAGCAGAAAGAGCTAAGACTGCTCGTAAGAAAAAAGCAGCAGGTGCCAAGGGCAAAACCGTTGTTTCTAATACAAAAAAAGCAAAGGTTAGGAATATGAGCCTTGGCGGTGTTGCAGAAACGCAATCTAAAAGAAAATTTAGGGGTAAAAAAATACCCGGAACCGCTGTTGCCAGAGGTTGCGGTATAGTAATTAGAAGAAAGCGCACAAAAGGTCCGGGCGCTGTTAGTCAGTCGTAAGGAGATAATCATGGCTATGAAAAAAAAGGGATACCGTGCAGGTGGTAAAGTCAAGAAGATGATGAAAGGTGGATCTGCTGGCGGTAGAAAAATGAGAATGATGAAAAAAGGTGGAGCTGTTGGTGGTAAGAAGTCTCTTGCAGCCGCGAAAGCAGCACTTCCTAAAGGGTATAAAATAGTAAAAACAAAGTAATGCCTTACTTATATAGCAACATTCCTTATTTTAAGGCATGGGTTCGCCGTGAATATACTCACAACCACGAGGATTATCACGGCGAATTTCTTCATGCTATGGTTATCGGTGTTACGTCTATGCCTAATAGATGTTTAAGTTTTCAAGTTATGTTTACTGGTAACGAAGCCGAGGGCGAGGAAGAGGATACAGTACATGGCGGTGCGATGTGGGCAAGAATGCCTATAACTGCTTTGGTGGCTGATATACCTTTAGAAGAATGGCCCGAACCAATGAATACATATGACGCTCAACCGTGGGATTGCTCATCATACCATCATGCAGTTTATGTGATGGATAGAGCTACACCATGCCCTTGGTTGGCAAAGATAGACAGTAATTTTTTTCCTGCAAAATACCTATTTACAGTAGACTACGCTGAGTCAGAAATAGCAGATGATCCAGCGCAGCATAAACAAAGTCATGTTTTACAATTACTTGATGCTGGGGAGTGGACTGGTAACATTGTTGCGTTACCAAACAATCGAGTAAGAGTAACGCATCCCGCTTGGTTTGAAACTGGTGAGGGAGCGCCACATTTTAAACCGTCACAACATATACACTATTCAAAAAGTGATTTAGACTATACACTAGATGTCAATAGAATATTTGATAACCTTTACAATGAGGAAGAATAATGGCGGTATCAGGCTCAACAGACTTTGAATTAGACGTAGCAGATTACGTTGAAGAGGCTTTTGAGCGTTGTGGCTTAGAAGCTAGAACAGGATATGATTTAAAAACAGCAACAAGATCTCTTAACTTGATGTTAGCTGACTGGGCAAATCGTGGTTTAAATCAATGGACTATACAGCAAAGAACAATATCTTTGGTAAAATCTGATGGTGAGTATAGTCTAGATCCTGATGTCATTGATATTCTAGCTGTTGTTGTGCGTAGGGACGGCACTGATTTTAGTATTAACAGAATAAGTCGTGATGAGTTTTTAGCAATTCCTACTAAAACAACTGAGGGAAGACCTACGCAATTCTTTCTAGACAGGCAAATAACGCCAAATTTAAAGATATGGCCTTTGCCTGAGAATAGTACAGATGTTATAGTATATGACTCACTAACTAGAATAAATGACGCTGATACAGCTAAAAACACAATGGAAGTTCCATTTAGGTTTTATCCATGTTTAGCTGCTGGTTTAGCTTATTATTTATCGTTGAAACGTGCGCCAGAAAGAGTTCAAATGCTCAAGGCTGTCTATGAAGAAGAATTTCGTAGAGCTATAGATGAAGATAGGGATAGGGCTTCTTTCCAAATATCTCCAAGTCTAAGGAATTATCGTATTGTCTAGGTTCGCAACAGGTAAACATGCTTTTGGCATTTCAGACAGGTCTGGCTTCAGATACCGTCTAAAAGACATGCGTAAAGAGTGGAATGGCTTGTTAGTTGGTAAAGATGAATACGAAGAAAAGCACCCTCAGTTAGAGCCTTTTGGTAAAATTGCAGATCCAGAAGCAATAAAAAATGCAAGACCAGAAACTAATTTAGAAGCTCAAAGAAGATTTCAATATGGTTTTAACCCTGTTGGATTTAAAGAAATTTCAGGCATAATAGACGAAAACGATCTTGTAGCTACAGGATCTGTAGGAACAGTTACGGTGGTAGTATAATGGCTTTTACATATGACGGTTTAAAACAAGCAATTCAAGATTATACAGAAAACTCGGAAACGACTTTCGTAAACAATCTTCCTATATTTATTAGAGCTGCTGAAGAGCGCATATTAAAAAATGTGCAGTTAAATTTATTTATGCGTAATCGAGTTGGTTCTATGTCTATTGGGAATCAGTATCTTGGTGCGCCCAGTGATTTTTTAGCCCCCTTTTCTTTAAGTATTTATAATAGTGCCGCAGGAAGTGACGCAAAAGAATATTTAGAATTTAAAGATTTGTCTTTTATTGAAGCATTTCATCCTGATTATACTGTTCGAGGTAAACCAAGATACTACGCTCAATTTGATGTGGGTAACTTTATTTTAGCTCCAACGCCAGATGTAGCATATGATGCAGAAGTGCAGTATTTGTATAGACCTGCTAGTCTGACTTCTGGTGCGGGAACGGATACATCTTGGTTAAGTGAAAATGCAGAGCTTTCTTTATTGTACGGATCTTTGGTAGAAGCGTATATATTTATGAAGGGTGAGCAAGACATGATGGCGATGTATGACAAAAGGTTTGCAGAGTCATTACAAGGTCTTAAAATGCTGGGAGAAGCAAAAGAAACTACGCAAGACTATCGTGTGGGTAAAGTTATTAGGAATAAACAATAATGTTTAAATTAAATTTTGATATACCTAGCGATCCAATCGTTAATGTACAAACAACACAGAATCGAGGATTTACTCCCGATGAGGTTGCAGAACGCTGTGTAGAAAAGCTGATTAGTGTATCTGCTGATGCACACCCTGCTATCAGGGATCAAGCTAAAGCGTTCCAAAAGCACATGGAAAAGGTGGTTGCATTTTATATGCGCGAAGCTATTCGCAGTGACCGCACAACCGTGTATAATGCCCTTATAGATGCAGGGCATCCAAAACTGGCTGACGCAATAAGGAGATTATGACATGGCGATCACGCAAGCAATGTGTACTTCTTTCAAGAAAGAGCTTCTTGAAGCAGGACACAACTTTAAAAACTCAGGAGGAAGCGCTTTTAAGCTTGCTTTATATACTTCAT